GTCTGATTGTATATCTTCAAACAAACTTGCTATCTCTGCTAGACATGCTTTGTGTGCGAGGTCAAAGTCAACGTGTACATGGTCGGCAGGTGCTGAGCCCGGATCGGTATCAATGTCCGGATGGTTTACAGTAGTCTTACCTGTTCCTTCTGCTGCACTATTTTCAAATACATTTGCGCCTGCTAATGACATTTACGTTCCTCTTTAATATATTTATCCGGGAATTTACTGAATCTGTATGTTGCTAGTAGCTGCTGTATATTGCTTTGAAATTTCGTCTTCTGTCTTAGCTCTACAACTTACTGCATGTGTTTGCAACTCAAACTTTGCGTCTGGCGATACACCAAACATAAAAGGTGCTAGACCTAATCCTTGCTGTTGCATAATTAATACCATTGGCTTATACAGTGTATATTCTGTTGAAGATTCGCCATCTAGCCTAGCTACTAATTCTTCGCCTGAGTTTAATTTAAATGAGACAATGTCTCCAAATTTCATTGGTGTTTCAATAAACATTATAGTGAGTGTCCTGTTCCGTTATAGTTAGTTTCTTCTAAATATGTTCCTAGCTTATCAAAGCCGCCGATATTAGTACTCCATACTTTAATTTGAGGAAATGTTCTTGCTCCTGGAAATGATTCCAGCACTTGTTCACGAGTAAAGTCTGTACCTAATTGTTTATAGGTATACTTTAACTTTCTTTGTTCACATAGTGCCTTTGCCATATCACAAAACGGACAAGCTGGCTTTCCCCAAATTTCAATCATAAACTAAATCCTTTGATAGAGTCTGTTGTTACGTCTTGCTTGATGCCGCCTACAATGTACGACTCGTTTTCTGTTTCTTGTGGTGCTACCTGTAAGCCTGAACTTGACAACCAATGCTGTGTCCATGGTAGCGGATTAGTATTAACAGGTGCATCAAAGATAGCGTTGTATCCTAGTGCTTTAAGTCTTCGGTTAGCAATGTATTCTACATATTGATTAAGTAGAGCAGCGTTAAGACCAATCATTGATCCGTCTTTAAACAAGTACTCAGCCCAATCTTTTTCTTCTGCAACACATTCGCGCCACAGTTCATATACTTCTGCTTCGCACTCTTTAGCAACCTTTGCCATTTCTGGATCATCTTTGCCTTGTGCCCACAACTTCAATACGTGTGTACTAAGTGCTAGATGTTGTGCTTCATCTCGAGCAATAAGACTAATAATCTTAGCACTACCTTCCATTAGCTTTAGTTCTCCAAAGCCAAATGTACAAGCAAAACTTACATAGAAACGCAAGCCTTCTAAGATGTTAACTGTCATCATTGCAA